GTTCGACAGGTGCTGATAACGCTTATGTAGCAACATCGGCAATCATCACTGATGGTTGGACAAGCGGTGGCACTAGCTTGAAAGAAGGTGATAGCATTACGTTTGCTGGCGTGTATGAAGTTCATCCTGAAACAAAAGTTAGCACTGGCGTGTTGAAGAAATTCGTTATTACAACTGACGTATCCGACACAACTGGCGCGATAACAATGACTGTATCACCTGGTGTTATTGCTGGTGGTGCTTATCAGAATTGTTCTAACCGTATCGCCGATAATTCTGCAATCACTGTCTTGGGTACAAGCGCGACCGCTTACGGCCAAAACTTGGCTTTCCATAAAGATGCGTTTACCTTTGTTAGTGCCGATTTGGACATCCCGAAAGGCGTGGACATGGCAGCCCGTGAGCGTTTCGGCAACATCTCGATGCGTTTTGTTCGCTGGTTCGATGGCGATGCAGGCGAGTGGAAATCTCGCTTCGATATCCTTCATGGTATGGCTGCTTTGTATCCTGAGTTGGCGTGTCGTTTAGTTCATCAATTGTAATTCCCCCATGACTCAAGGATGAGTCACTCTTTTATGTAGGTGTAGCATGGTTACTGCTGATTTAATTCGCGCCACGCTGCGCTTAATAGGTGCTGTTTCATCTAGTGAAACTCCAAACGCTGACGAATCTAGCGATGCTTTAGAAGCATTAAACTTGATGCTTGGCTCATGGGGTGCGTCTCGCTTCTTATCTGCAAGCACTGGCAAAGTCACACACAACTGCAATGGCTCAACGTCTTATACCATCGGTGTAGGTGGCGACATTGATACGACCCGTCCGACTGCTATTTATAACGCGCATTGGACATTAGGTGGCCAAGACTACCCGCTATCGTTTTTAGACTATTCTGATTATCAAGACATTGGCATCAAGTCTATCGGTTCAATTCCTGAGTATATTGTCCTAAAACCTGATAACCCTTTATCGACTATTTACCTGTTTCCCGTACCTGCTAACGGCACATTGACGCTAGATAATGTGCGTCCTGCTACTGAATTAACCCTTGCCGACGATTTGCCATATCCTCCTGAGTGGATACGCGCATTAAAGTTCAATCTTGCAGTTGAGATTAGTCCCGAGTTTGGCTTTACTATATCGCCCGAATTGGCTTTATTAGCTCAAGAATCAAAGGCGATTGTTATGAGGTCTATGGTGACAGTGCCATTAGCACGTTTCGATGCGTTACTGCCAACATCAAACAATCAAGTAAGCTCTCGTACATTCATCGCAGGCGGTGGATTCTAATGAAATTTAACTTCTTAGGCGGTCAGCACAAAGGATTTAGCAAGAATCAAAACAGTCAAGAAACGGTCAATATGTTTCTTGAGGTTGACCCGTCTGAAGATAACAAGCTCACGCTTTATCGCGTTGATGGGAAAATAGCGTTCTTGACTCTACCAACTGCCCCTGTTTACGGCATGAGCGAGTTCAGAGGAGGGTTGTATGTTGTTGCAGGCGCATATCTTTACAAGGTACTCAATGATTACAGTTACACGACTATTGGTGCTGTTGACTTGGATTTTGATACAACAATCGCGGCAAACAATGCAGGGCAAGTCTGCTTCAATAGCGGATTCAAGAATAAGGCTTATGTTTATGAAACAGTTGCAAACACGTTAACTCAAATAACATCACCCGCGTTCTATGGTTCGCCTCGTGTCGATTATTTAGATGGGTATGGCGTATTTGTACGGCCTGATAGCCAACAGTTTTACATTTCAGCACTGAATGACTTTACTACGTTTGACGCATTAGACTTTGCGAGTGATGAAGCTGACCCCGACAACCTTGTAACGCATATCGTTGACCATCAAGAATTGATTTTGTTCGGCGAGCGTTTAACGACTGTATGGTTTGATAGCGGTGATGCAACATTCCCATTATCACGTCGTGAAGGCGCGACAATGGAAGTGGGCTGTGTCGCTGCTTTGTCAGTTGCTAAACTTGATAACACAGTATTTTTCTTAGGTCGCACTAGTCATGGTCATGGACTCGTTTACAAGCTTAATCAATATACGCCTCAAATTATATCTAATCGAGGAATTGAACATTTCATTAATTCCCTATCCCGTCTTGATGACGCATTTGCTTATACTTATCAAAAAAACGGGCATAGCTTCTATGTACTGACATTCCCTACTGACAATAAAACACTCGTTTATGATGCGGCAATCCAAGACCCTGATTTGGCTTGGTCTATCCGTGAGACATACGGTCTAGGCCGTGACCGCGCATCATGTTATGCGTTCGCGTTTGGTAAACACTTGGTAGGCGACTTTGTTAGCGGCGTATTGTATGAGCTAGACGAAAACACACACACTGACGCAGGCGACCCGATTGTATGGTCGAGAACCTGCGCGCATATTATCAGCGACTTTAAGCGCATTAAGCATAAAGAAGTAGTCCTAAACTTTGAAACGGGCGTTGGTTTAGAAGATGGAACTGACCCGCTAGTCTATCTGACGTATAGCGACGACGGCGGCCATAGTTACATAACACCACGAGAAGCCAGTCTAGGCGTTATCGGACAGCGTAAAAATAGGGTGATGTGGGCTAGGCTTGGCAACTCACGAGACAGAGTTTATAAAGTATTTGGTAGTGAACCCGTTAAAACCGTTTTGATGGGCGGCTATATTGACGTGGAGGTAGGTAAAACATGAACATGATACCATCACCCCTCTCGCTAGACCTGACCAATACACGCGCATTTAAGACATGGCTTTATCAGTTATGGCAGTCAACAGGCGGCACAACAAGCACAGCGATAGAAGATATTGATGTGTACTTGGCGACTCCTGCTATTGATAACGGTACTGCACAATTAGACCAAGTGCTATTAACTCAAATACGCGACGAATTATCCGAAATCAATAAAAAGCTTGATGAGATACAAATAAACGAGCGCACAGTTTTAGATGACGTTAATAAAAAACTAGATGAGTTGCGTATAAATGAACGTTCGGCACTAGACGAAGTTAATAAGAAAATTGACGATGTTGTATTATTTTTGGGAGCTACGCTATGAGTCAGTTATATGAGATACAAAAACAGCTTGATTCTATGACATTGCAACTAAGCGAAGTTAAGCCTGTCTCTACGCAATCCGCAATTACTGATGTGACAAACTCAATTATTAGTACACCTGATGCTACTTATACAACAAATACGCTAAATGCAATAAATGAGACAATTACAACAGTTAATAGTATAGTTACACAATTGAATATTGTTTTGTCGGCACTTAGAACCACTCAAATTATAGGTAAATGATATGGCAACTACTCCAGTAGTTTTAATTGCTTCGGCACAACTAGCAAACTCTGTCGCAACGCTATACACAGCGACACGGGTTAAGGCGCGTATTGATAAGCTAACGTGTACCAATGAAGATACAGTCGCTCACACAATCACCTTTCATATTGTTGCGAGTGCTGGTTCTGCTGCGGCTGACAATCGAATCATACACGCTAAGTCGTTGGCGGCTGGCGAGTGTTATACCTGCCCTGAAATGATTGGCCACTGGTTGACAGACGGACAAACCATTCAAGGCTTTGCTGATACAGCGGCTATAGTGACTGTTCGTGCAAGCGGCATTGAATCGACTTAATAGTGGTATTTACTGTCGTGATGACAGCTAGGGGCAATAATGAATAACTTTTATAAATGCGCTCAAGGCGTTGATGTTGTGCCGTTAATGATGGCACTAAAAGCAAATGCTTATTTGTGGAATCAGAACACGCTAAGAACAGACCATCCTGAAACTGCACACAGCCAAGTCAATGATATTTGGCTGCGTTTTAACGATGTTTCAAATACAGAAACGGTTGTAGATGACCGCGAATCTATTAACTATCCTGCTTTCTTTGCACTTCCTCAAGCTCAAGAATTGATTTTTGCACTAATGTCGCGCGTCCGCGGGGAGCGTCTAGGTCGTTGCTTAATTACTAATTTGCCTGTCGGCTGCGTTATTGATGCTCATGTTGATGGTGGCGCACCTGCTGAGTATTACGAGCGTTATCACATTGTTTTGCATAGCGGCAAAGGTGTTATGTTTCGTTGTGGTGATGAAACGGTAAATATGCTAACTGGCGATATATGGTGGTTTAATAATCAACTAGAGCACGAAGTTATTAACAACAGTGCGGACGATAGAATCCATTTGATTGTAGATATTCGGGTGTCGAAATGATTACTTTTGCAATAGAAACGATTCGGGATAACCTTGTAGAACTGCAAGATATTCTCCCATTGCATTACCAAGAATTGGCACTTAATCAAGATAAAGTCCCGTTATCACCACAGTATGACGTGTATTTAGACCGTGAGGATAGCGGCGGTGTGTTATTTGTGACCGCAAGGGATAAAGGCGAGTTGATTGGCTATTTCATCGGATTTATTGCCAACGGCCTGCATTATTCCACTTGCCTAACTTGTACGATGGATATTTTCTACATTCATCCTGAAAGACGCGGCTCAAGCGCGGGCTATCATCTATTTACGTTTGTCGAAAATGAGTTAAAACGGCGTAAGGTTGATAGATGGTTTGTCGGTTCAAAGGTGTCATTACCTGCCGATTGGTTGTTTGAGAAATTAGATTTTGAACGTGTAGAAGTTTATTACACAAAATGGTTGGGGGAATAACATGGTAGCTGCTGCTGTTGTTGGTGGGTTAGCCACTGCGGGAAGTGCTGCATATAGCGCAAAACAAGCTAGAAAAGGCGCAAAAGCTCAAGTCGAAGCTGGCGACCATGCCTCTGCGTTAGAACAACAATCAGCCGACAAACAACTCGCTTTACAGCGTGAGATTTGGGAAAAACAACAGGCAGATTATAAGCCGTATCTTGAGCAAGGACAGTACGGTATTAACACGCTAGGCGCACTCATGCGGCCTAATGCTGACACGTCTGCCATTCTTAAAAATGACCCTTCTTATCAATTCCGTTTAAAGCAAGGTCAACAAGCCTTAGACCGTTCAAGTGCTGCGCGTGGCATGGGCTACAGTGGCGCACAAATGAAGGCGGCTCAAGACTACGGCCAAGGCATGGCAAGCACAGAGTTTGGCAACTATTACAACCGTTTGGCTGGTTTGTCTCAAGGCGGACAGCAAGCGGCGGGTTCAATGGCTCAAGCTGGCGGGCAGTACGCTAATAATGCATCCAATACGTTTGGCAATCTATCTAATGCACAAACTGGAATTTTAGGCCAACAAGCCAACGCTAGGGCAAGCGGATATGCAGGACAAGCCAATGCTTTAAGTGGTGGCTTAAATAGCCTGACAAACTTATACGCACTCAATAAAATTTACGGGTGATATATGGCCTTTCAAATTGACCCAAGCATTCCGCTACAGGCTCAACGTACCACGTTTGACCCTGCATCTATTCTCATGCAAGCACAGCAAAATGCGGCTAATTTAGAAAAGCATCGTTTTGAAATGCAGAAACTGCGCGAAGATTACGACTTAGCGAAAGAAAAGCGCAAGCAAGAAAAAGCTATGCAAATGGGTATTGCTTCAGACTTGGCAGGCATACAAAGTGGCTCACCTGCACAGTACGCGCCAACACGCTTCGAGCAAACGCCACAACGCGGACAAATGCCACAAGGCATGACGGGCGTGCTTAGGTCTGAGCAAGGCCAACAAATGCCACAACCGCAATCGTTTGGTGAGGAAATTCTAAATGGTGACTTCCGTTTAGGTGGCGGTGAGGTTACGCAAGAAGCGGTGGCAGGTCGTGAGCCTGTAACGATTGATTTTCTAAAATCTGCGTTAAAACAGTCAATGCTTAATCGTGATTATGACAACGCGCTCAAGTTTCAAAAAGCCATTCAAGAAAGCGAGAAAACAACTAATGAATATTACGGCGGATTAACTGAGGGGATTGACCCGAAAACTGGACAGCCTGTCCTTTTGGCAATGACAAAGACAGGGGCAGTGCCTAGCGGTTACGCGCCTAAGCCGAAAGATGCTAAAGCTGTCCCAGTAATGAAAAACGGCAAACCCGTTACTGTGCCAGTGCAAGGTACGAATGAGGTTAAAATCTTGATGAGTGATGGCACTCTAATGATTGGCGGCTCTATTCCTACGCTTAAGGTTACTGGTGATGATGATGGTCAAAGCGCATTTACACCTGCGGCAATAGATAATGCGGCAGCGCGGTACAATATCGACGGCACATTACCTCCAATGGGTATGGGTAAAGGCGGTAGTGCAGCACGTTCTCAAATACTTAATCGTGCTGCTGAATTAGCAAGTGGTATTAGTGGGACAGACCAAAGAGTTACACAATTAGAAACAAAAACAAGCTCTGGTGCTTTGTTGCAACTAAAGAAAACAAAAACAATGATTAAATCGTTTGAAGAAATGGCTAATAAAAACGCTGATATTGCTTTGGAAATGTCAGAAAAGGTTGATAGAAGCGGCGTTCCAATTGTTAATAAATGGATTTTAGCTGCACAAGGTAAAATACAAGGCGATGTTGATACAGCTACGTTTAATACGGCATTAAACGTATTTTCTAATGAATATGCAAAGATTATGTCGGGAAGTATGGGGAATACTCCTGTATCTGATAGTGCGCGTAAAGAAGCACATGAGATATTGAACACATCACAAACAAAAGAGCAGTTACGCGCAAACATTGCACTATTGCAACGTGAAATGAAAAACAGGCTAATTGGGCTAGATGCGTCTGAGGCTGAATTAATCAAACAAATGAAAGGTGAAAAAAAAGAAGATACTCATGGTGGCGGCGATAAAGACCCTTACAAAATTACCAAGGGTATGAATCCTGACCGTGTAGATTATCTGATGAACCATAAAAAACTTGTTGATATGAAAGACTATGAAGGCGCAAAAATGCTTACTGAGATTTACCTTAGACGGGGTGCTAAATGAGTGAATACACAGATTTTGTTGAATCGCGCAAGGCTAAAAAAGATAGCGAATATCAGGCTTTTGTTAAGTCTCGCCTAGCTCAAAAGCAATCAATCCCTTCTAATGCTGCTGTTGCCGCATCGTCTGCCGTTAAGGGTGTCGCGTCAATACCCGATATGTTTATCAATGCTGCGCCAAACTTAGTCGGCTTAGGCATGGCAGGAACTGGTTTTGCATCTAATGAATTAGCCAATGTTATTGGGCGTGATAATGCGATAGGCCGTTATTTTTCAAATATTAACGAACTGGCAAATAAAGGACTAGAAAACTTTCAATCATCACCTAGCATTGTAAATCGTGGCGTTCGTGCGGTATTACCTATTGTTGATCCTGCTACCGAAGGACAACGAGTTATAGATTGGGGGGTGCAAACTGCTACAGGAACATTATTAAACCCTGCTGCTGGTGCTAAAGGCATGGCGTTAAATGCTTTAAAACTTGGAGCGGCTGGCACGGTTGGTGGTGTTGTTGCAGAGAAAACAGGTTCACCAATTGCAGGTATTGCGGCAAGTATTGCTGCGCCTGTTGCTGCGGGTGCTATCGGTAGTCGATTGAGTAGAATCCCTCAATCAGTGACAGCAACAGGTCGTGAAAATGTTGCTGGCCGTCAAATGCTAAACGCTGTTGCTGATCCTAAACAGGCCATTGCAGCACTGGAAAACGCGCCACGGCCAACGGTTGCAAGGTCTAAAGCAACAAGCGGCCAAGTAGTTGCACAAGCAACAGGCGACACAGGACTGTTAAAAGCTGAGGACATTCTGCGGCAGCGCATTGGTGTGGCTGACGATATTAACCAACGATACGCGGCTAATGCTGAGGCAAGACGGCAACAACTATTACGAATGATGCGTGATCCTGACAGTGCGCCAAACGTGGTTAAAATGGCGCGTGATGAGATTAACAATCTCGCACAACAACAGGCAAAAATTACGAATGAGGCGGCACGTCGTCAACAAACATCAATGTTGGATTTAGGCGCGAACACTAGCGCGGATGATGCCGCTCAACGATTGGTGGCGGTTAGTGACCCTATAGTTGAAGCCAAAAGATTAGACATTAAAAACAAGTTTGATTCTGTTGACCCATTCGATGAAGTCAAAGCCTTGCGTATGCCTGCGGCTCAAGTGTCTAGAATTATTGACGATGTTTATGCAGGTGAAACAATAGCGGCTGATAGCAAAGTTCGAGAAGTATTAAACTTAATGGGTAAATTTGCTGCTCAAAATAAAGCGGCAAAAGATATTCCAGAATTAAACGCTATCCGTCCTGAAGTGCCGAAAGTACCTACTTTCAGTCGCACTGTTGTTAATCCTCAACTAGACGATATGCTAACGGCGGTTGCTAAGTATGGTGGTATTAGTCGTGAAGAAGCGGCGCGTATTGGCTTAGACCCTAAGATGTTGAATATGCGCGGTATGGGCGGCCTTGTGCCTTTCCCTGTGCGTGGCGGTACTACTTCGGATGAGATGATTACCAGATTACAGCAAGACGGCTATCCTGTTGATTTGTTGGATGATGCTTTGCGCGGTTATAAGGTTTATGCGCCACAAGGCCATGAGTTAATGGCGGCTCGTGCCGATGCTGAGCGCAATCTAGAAATGTTTAACGAACAGTTAAAACTTAATCCAGATATGCTTGGTTCGTCGATGACTTACAAGCAAATGCGCGTTTTAGAGGAAAAGATAGGACGTTTACAACGTGCAGCATATCAAAATCCTGAGCTTGCAAAAGATGCAATGGTGCTGACTCAACTCAAGCATTTGGTTCGCGGCGCGATGGATGATGGTGTTAAGAATGGAAATGTACCTAAAGATATTTACGACAACTATAAAATAGCAATGAAGGCTCACGCTGACTTTAAGAAACAACACGACCAAGGCGTGGCTGCTGATTTATTGATGAGTGGATTCGAGCGTCGAGGAAAAAACATTGCAAATGTTCCGACAAAAATGCTATCCACCCGTGAGGGTTTGGAGTCATTTAAAAAAGCTATGGGTGGCGAAGCTGAGGCGCGCCAAGCATTAAGCGATAGACTTGCAACTACTTTCAGAGATGAAGTGCTTATCCCGTCAACAGGCGGCACAAAATCAGGGTGGCAAGAAAAGGCTATTAAATGGCAAAGTTCCAATAAACTGGCTCTTGATGAATTTCCAGAGTTGCGCTCAAAAATAGGCGATAGTATTAAGAAGTCAAAAACAGTTGATGAAATGGCGGCACGGTTTGAGCAAGATACGAAAAAGATGCTTAGTGGCGGTGGTCGTCTATTTGACAATCAAAAAGACCCTAGCGCGGTTATTGATTCTTTTCTTGCGTCAAAATCACGACTAGCTGATAGTCAATTCATTGTTAAGATGGCCAATAACTCGCCACAATTTAAGACTTCATTGCGCGGTGCAATTGCTGAGAAAGTTTCAGGCATGAATAACGCAAAAACAATCGAGTTCATCGAAAACAAAGCAAACCGTGAGTTAATTAAGGGATTGTTCGGTGATGCTGTTTTAAGAAAGTTTGACCGTGTTCTTATTGACGCTAAACGCGACAGATTAGGTTCTACGCTTGGTGGCGTTAGCGGTTCTCAAACCTTCGGGCGTGGTGCAACTGACAAAATAATGAATCAAAGCGTATGGAAACTAGACACGGCTGGCGGTACGCTCGGCGCGGCATTAGGCGCATTACTCGGCGGTGGTGTTGGCGGTACTGTTGGTGCTGCGGCTGGCGGCGCATCAACGGCGCATTTGGTTAAAATGATGAACATGAAGCAAAACGCGACAACATCAAAAGCTATGCTTGACCCGAAATACGGTGCTGAGTTACTTAAAAAGCAACTTGCGCCGACTCCTTACAAAGCTAAAACATTGGGCGCACTTATGAAGTATGCCGCTCCTTCAACTATTCCAGCTCAAGATAAAGGTAAAAAATAATGGCATACTCTCTATCCCCTTGGCTCAAGCCTCGCTTTTTCATCACTGGCACGAATCGCCCACTTGCTGGCGGTTTGATGTACACATACAAGGCAGGTACAACTGACCCTGCGACAACATATAGCGACGATTCAGGCACGACAAACACTAACCCGATTGTGTTGGATGCTGATGGCCAGTGCAATCTGTATCTTGACGACTATGTGAGTTACCGATTCATTCTTAAAAATAGCGCAGGCGTTACGCAGTTTGACAGAGACCGTGTGTCTAGTGTCGGTTCATCTACCGTTCAATCGGTTGCCAATATCGCAGCTTTGCGCCTCATTTCATCGAGTACGATTAGCAGCGCACAAACGCAGGGTTATACTACTGTTGGCGATGGTGGGAGCAATCTATTCGTATGGTCGTCGGCAAGCACGGCTGCTGACAACTCCATAAACGTCATTAAGCCTACGGCGGTAAGCGGTGCAGGTCGTTGGTTATCTGCTACTAAAACTCTTAAATTAGAGCAATGCGGATGCAATGGTGATGGAGTATTCAACAACAGCACAGCACTTGCTAACGCGGCAACGGTTGCTGTCAGTGATGGCTTGCATCTTGTTGGTTCAACGGCTAAAACGTATTTAATTAGCGGTTCTGATGTCAACTTACGCAACGTGTCGTTTGATTTTAGCGAATCAAGCGTTTCAATGTCTGGCGGCTATAAACTGCTTATCGGTGGTACTGCTACATCCGCAGACAACAAAACCCAACGATTAGGATTTGTGACACGTTCGGGCGGTGCGACTTCTACGCCTACGGTGCGTGTGATGGGTGCTAAAAACCAAGAAATACATATTCGTGTTGTTGACTTCTTGCAGTTATACGCCGATACGTCAACTGGCAACTCTGGATCTGATTACAGTATTGCTTACTCGACTTTTTTTATTAACAAAGCTGATAAAATTGAGTTGACCAACAACGCGGCAACGCCTAATTCAGCCACGCAATGGATTAATGAAAACTCGTTTTTTTTAAAGCGGATAATCTCTCTATATATAAACGGCACGTACAGCCATAACAACAATGTTTTTTATACTGGAACGTTTGAGGGCGCGTCTGTCATCAATATAAATGATGGCAACAACAATACATTTCACGATATTAGATTTGAGGGTACTCCTTCTGTCACTTTTGGCTCTGGGGCATGGGGTAATAAAATATATCAATCGTGGAGTAGCAATCCACATGCAGACATGGAATATGAATGTAAAGAAGTGACAATTATTGATAATGGAGAGGGGAATTTCGTACGAAAATTGGCGCACACTCAACAGATTAGAACGCCAATTGTCAGTATCAATAAAGATACCTGTTTGACATTTAGTGATGTCAACGGCGCAACAAATTTTGCCCGATCGCCTAATTTAACGACACTACGAAATGTTGACGTTCAACGTTATGGTATTGACAGATTTCAACGCAACAACAACCGTATTGTTTTTGATTGCCCGTTAATCCAAGTTTTTGTCGGTGATTCTATTCAATTTCAAGCTAGTCATGCGTTATTTCGTCCTCATGTTCGCATTTACGACATTGACAAAGTTGAGATTACTAACGAAATTAGCGACCCTGTAAACTATATATACATCCGTGCCAATGCTGGTTTTGTGTGGGATGGGGTTAATAAGTACGCGCACTCAACAGACGTTAGCGAGAAATATCTCACGATTAAAAGTAGCGATGTTGCTTATATTAAATTTGACATTATGAGCGGCGGTGCTTCGGCAGGATTACCATTCGACTACCTTTCTGTGATTCTGGCAACCTATCGTCATGGTGCGGGGGTATTTGCTCGTGCTGATAGACAAGTAACGTGCAATGCAGCAACGCCGACAACTCCCGTTATTGGGTGGGCTTCGGAGCTTGGTACGCAAGTTTCTAAAACTACAGCGAGTGGAAATTGGCAATGTACATTTGCGCTAGACACGACTTTAAGCGTGGCGGGCGTTGGTGCTGATTTAACAGTTACGCTATCGTCAGTCACAGACATCACAAGCGGCGATGTTATCGGTATTCAACTTGATAGCGGTGAAGCGCATTGGACTACTGTGAACGGCGCGCCTGTTGGCAATGTTGTAACTCTAACAGTAGCGTTGCCCAGTGCGTCTGCAAATGGCTCGCGGGTTGTTGTCAATCGGTGGGTATAAACGGTGTAATTGTTTCAGCATTTGCAGTTAACACAACAACTTGCAAATGCTGAAATGTGTTATACACCGATTGCAGGTGTCTATTTCCGAGTTATACACCAGTTCTTTTGTACAGCCACTCAATCACAGCATCTCTAAGCATCTGCTTAGTAACATCATCTGTTGGCAGCCCGTAGTCGTAATGGTCATAACTTCTTGCAATCTCATCTAGCTTATCTAAAAGCTCATCAATCTTATCATTGTCCATTTTCATCTCCGTTTGTTTATCTATCGCAAAAAGTGTATAACTCACGGTTTAAGCGCGATTGCCACCCATGCGCTTGGGTAGTTCAAAATGGCGTTTAGTGGCAACGCCTTAACCTAATAGTTAGACGCTAGTAGCACATCGTAACTTTTCAACTGGCTCAAGCTCTGCAAAAGTTTCAAAAGCCGCACCTTTGCATTCTTGATAGTTTATCTCCCAGCATTTCATCATTCACCTCATCATCGTTAAAGTTCATCGTCACAACACTACGCTTTCTAACTCTCATTCAAGCCGACACCAACCCAGCCTTTGCTTAATTATTAGCAGAGTAGGTGCGGCTTAATTTAATCAGTTATACACCTATGGCTTTGGCTTTTTAATCAGCATTTCAGCCAACGCCGTAGCAAGTCTTTTAGCTATTTCTGCTC